GTACCAAATAGTCCAAGCGGAATATTAGCCAGAAGACCCATTCTCATTTCGTTGACCAACCCCATTAATAAATAATTAACGTTAAATTTAATTTGGGCATCGTTAAATATATTTCTTGATATGCAGCCGAATTCGCCGAGATTTGAGATATTAATTCTAGGACAATCAATTGAATATGACCACCCCACTACTCTTTTTAAAGGAAATAATAATGAACTATTGCCGGTGATTAATTCCCAGTTATTATTTATAGTTCCATCCGTGGCAATAAAATGTCCGGTGTTGGAGGGGGCGGGTCCAGAATAAACCCCTATATGTGGATATATTGTCTGGACTCTCATTTAATATAACGGTTGATATCTTCTATTTACAGAGTCGAATGGATAATTCATTATTCCTAAATATCCAGTTATAAAAAACCCATTTATTATATCAAGTGGGTCAATCTGATTACTAAAAGAAAGTTCGTTTGTCATTCTCTCTCTAATGGACGAATTTGAAGTAGTGTTGTTATATCTAGAACCTAAGAAATCAAATTGGACACCAACCCCGGTAAACATAGACTTATTTTTGTAATTTAGTTTAATAGAAATATCGTAATTTTCATCTCTTTTTATCAGGGAGGCTAGTGATCCGGCGCGGTTATCGCCCGGAAGAAGGCTAAAAGTTAAATTGCTAATGATGGGGGAGGACAAAACCCTGTCAAATGGAAATTTAGAACCTATTCCATATAGTGGATTTCTAGTCATCGGAATATTAAAATCAAATTGTTGAATCTTAATATCCCTAAAGTCAAAAATGGCATCTATCAAATTTGTAGAACCGTTACTTCTCTGTTTTATGTCTATAGTTATGTCAAACGGGGTCAATACGGTAGGGATACCATCACCTTGAAAGTTATTCGGTATAGAAAATTTTATTCCAGAATTATTAAGATAATTTATTGGATTTATTGAGGGGATAAGACAATCTGTGCCACTAGAATACATTTCTACGTTGTTACAGACATAACTTACAGAAACGGTTGGTAGGGTCGTTGCGCTCGCCCCGCAAGAATAAGATGTCATATAACAATCTCCGAATCCATAAACATCTATTTCTGTATTTTTGTATAAATTACTTAAGACTGTTCCGCTCGATCTATTATTTAATTCGGGAAAGTCTTTAGATACGGCGACGAAAAGATTGCGTGGTTCGCGGGTAATTAACGGCCAACCGAGCGCCGTTTCGGTGCTTCTGCCGGTGTCGCGAGAATAAAATCCGGAAATAGGGGATACCCTACCCGTATTATAAATCATAGGTCCGTTAATTGAATTTCCACTGGGTATATTACAAAGCAATCCTAATCTTTTTTCATTAATTAACCCCATCATATAATAAGAGAGATTGAGGTTGACCTGTACGCTTTCTAGTGCGGGACGAGACACTGGCCCTAAATTTCCAAGAAATGCAATTTCTTTTCGTGGTATCCCATACGAGTAGTCTACACCTATAACTCTATTAATGGGGAAAACCAGTCCATATCCAGTTCCTACACTCTGCCAATCATTGTTTAAGATACCGGACTTGTTAATGAAATGGTAGTTGTTGCTGGGTGACGGACCAGCAAAAACACCCATGAAAGAATAAATAACTTGAGTTTTAGGCATCTTCTATCTCGGCTTCTTCTTTTATCGATGAGTGAATAATGCTGGCGAGATAATCCGGGACTTCAAATTCCCTACCCGTTTCTACCACTTTATTAAACTTCTCTTCATTTTTTTTGTCCGGATTTTCTAAATACTCGGCTACCGTTTCCGACATCCATTTATCCGGCGTTTCACTCATCATTATATTTTCAAGCATTGTATTTTTTAGTTTTTCCTGAGTTTCATCAAGTTTATTCGTCTTGTATTTAGCCGAAATCTGTTTTTCTAGTTCGGTATTCAACTTAGTAGCCAACAACAAGTTATCCCGAATTAAATTAGCCGATATCGATCTTGTTTTCTTTTTCGTTCCGGGATTTTTCGTCCCCGCTGGTTTACCTACGGGCTGCTTTAACTTACTAGGGCTATTAAATAAGATTTGTGGCGCGGCGGGTTGTGGATTTTCGGCGGCATGTTTTCTGTCCTTGCTTTTTTGTTTATCGTCGTGTTGCAGTTGGTTATCCTGCATTTTAATTTGCTGTTTATATGTAGTGTCCAAAATTTCTTTTTGTGTCTGTGGACCACCGGTAACCGGTTCGAATAACCCCTTATCTTTAAGAGCCTTATATTCGAGTTGGTTTTCAATACTTTCTTCTTTGTCGGGTAGAATACCGTCCTCTATAGCTTTTGTAGCCTCCCATGACGTAAGAATGCCCATCTGAGTTAGCTGAGTTATAATTCTGTTCCATAAATCTTCATCTTTTAAGTCTAGATTTTCGAAATATGGGGTGGGAATTTTACGAAATCCCATGTTTTTACCCAGTCTTTTCATTTCCGGCACTAAAAATTCATTTAAAAATACTTCTCTGGACTGGGTGAGTCTCTGGATAAATAATTTAACTTTAATGCTTTGATTTGCGAATTTTTCGTTCGAGCCTACAAGAATGTTATTAAGTCCGGTGCGAATATCTTCGTTAACTTGCTCATACTTCTCTTTTCCCAGTAATTTAGAGATGTCGGGGATAGCCCATTGAACTTTGGTTGTAAAATCGGCAACTAATATTTTACCCACCGATTCCGATTCGAATAAAGCCTTCATTGCATCGGCAGCTTTAGAATCAAACATATATTCGCCATTTTTATTCTCGTAGCCCATCGTTATAACGAGAATTGCCCGTTGAGTTGTGCGAGCAACCGCCATGTCTAAAGCCTTCATTTCAGCTTTCCAGTTAATGTCCCTTAGAACGGGCCAAGCCATTGGAACAGCCATTGGTTCATAATCTTGCTTTTTATAAAAAATAAAATAACAATTTTCTGGATTGAGGGGTATTTTTACGCTTAGATTAGAACCATTTTTTATATCTTTTTGAATTTGTTCCGGTAAAGAATTTAAAAAATCTACGTCGTCTTGTGTGATGGGTTTTTTGAGTCTTTGCACTTCATATGAATTGAGTTTTTGAAAAAATTGAGGATTTGAAAAACTAATATTTCCTCCCACAATAATACTTGAAGGGTCAACAATTACATATTTTACAGGTATTTTAACATTTTTAATTGCCGTGGACCCATATGTTTTATTTAAATTTTCTATTTCACCGTCTTCAATAAGTGATTCAAATCTGCACGGAACAACATTACATGACCGATAATGTTCTAAAAAGAAACGATCCTGTAAATTTGACATTTTAATTTTATCAAACCAGTCGGAGAAAAATTTTCTCGATTTTTGATTTCCCCCTCGCAAATATAATTTACTTGCCGAGAACTCAACCATAACATCCATAATGTTTTTTAAATCGGCAAAGTTGTAGTAGGCTTTTCTGGTCAGACGAATTGCCTCGGACGCAGTAATGGAGTCGTTTAATGTCCCCCCGCTTCGACCTCCTTGATTAGTTCTATCTCCGCTCGTATAAACGTCTAAACCATTTTCAATATGGGTATATTGATCGGTGGGGTTTTGCGTAGCTGCCCGATTACGGCGAACAGAAGCGATACTCTCTTCTCGACCATCTGCAAATGCTGGAATACCAAAAGTAACGCTCTTAGTTGATGCCTTTACTTCCTCCATAACAAAAATAGAACCCTTTTTATTTCTTTCTATCTTTACGGGCAGTTCCCCGCCGTCTGCCATTTTCCACGCCGATTTATAGGGGATATTATTTTCCTTAGCCCAAGTTGAGAGTTTTTTCTTTTCCATAGTATTAAAATGATGTTCTTTTTAATTACACCCGAAAGAGATAAAAGAGAATAGAAATATCCCTTTATATCGTAGACTGCCCATACATAATAGGAGAAAACATTTTAGTCGAAGAAACTGCCGCCTGCCTAATTATATTGCCGTATGCTATAAATCCCTCAACCCCAAGCATTAATGAGGTATAATTGTCTTTTCTAGCCCTATTGATAGACTTGTCCCTCTTTAAATTAGCCGGTAAATCAAAAACTTGTCCGCCCGTGGGGGAAGATTTTACTTCTATCAGAGAACATTGTTTTTTGAGTTGGGGCATTAAATCATCCTGATCGGAAATTAATTCAAATATTCCATCCATAATCTTGAATTCGTAGGGTATGGATATACCAGATACTCTTTTATATTCGTCCTCGTTTGGGGTAATAGACGAAGCAAACCATATTTTTTTAGTATTTATAAAATTTTGGAGCTGTTCATTTATACGTCTAATAGAACCCTGATTAAAAACATGCTTAAAACAGATTTTTCTTGATGTTAAATTATACTGTTTTCTCACTTCTTTCAACATTTTATCGAAATCCTCGCTCTGTAAATCGCCGTCGTAATCCAAAAATCCAAGATTTATATTTCTTTCTTTAAATATGCTGGATTCGTTGGCGGCTTGGATAAAGTTTCCGTCTGCGTTATCGGCGATAATTAAAACAATATTAAATGACATAAGTAAATATAGAAAATATCTTATGTGATCTATCAAATCTCCGCCCGCAACTGCATAATTATGAACTACGGAAATAGTTTCATTTTTATTTATTTCAAGAATACATATGGCAAAATAATCGGAATTAGGGGCGCTACTCCAAGATGGGTCAATTGACAGTATGTATTCCTTGTCTTTGTCTCCGGTTAATTTAATGACGGGAGCATCTCCAACCTTAACGGTCTGTTCGTGCATTTTTTTGGCACTAAAATAAGAATCCGAGCCATCAATAAAACGGGCACAATATTCGCGTAAGAATGATGGGCTATCCTTGCCGCCCGCCGCCGCCTCTTCAATAATAGTCTTGTCGATCATATATGTCGGTAAGGCTTCAAATCCCATGCGAGCCACAAAATATTTGGCATCGACAACAGGTTTTGTATCGTCCATTATGTTTTCCAACCATTCAGAATATACCTTGAAAGCATTTTCAAAAGTAAAGCTGGCGGAGGTTAATGCAATCATTCTGGTCTTATTTTCAAAAACCTCGCGCTCCGATTCCATCATTTCGCCGAGTTTAATCTTTTCATCTTCGGCTTCGCGGACTCTCATTCTGTCCGCAATGTCAGACGGGGCGACAAGGAATGGCATCAATACATTTTTGACTATATCTTCAGAAAGAAGCAGGAATTCATCAAGAATCAAGACATTTGCGCGGAATCCGCGAATTTTTTCGCCGTTTAGCGGGATTGCCCGGATAGTGCTAATACAGGTATTTCCAACAACTTTCCACTCAAATAGGTCCGGTCTTTTAGAGGGGTCGGAAAAAATTTGTTTTAATAATCCGGAGTTTTTTCCCATCACTGTTTTTTCAAGATAAGAAAAGATAAGGCGGGCAGTTCGGAATGTTGGTCCCGCAATAATAATATTTGTGTTTGGTTCAAAAAGGGGAATGAGCCAAGCGAGTTGACTGGCAAGGTACGACTTTGAACATCCCCGGCCCAATACAAACATTGAAAAATTTCTTCTTAAAACCCCTTTAGCTAATATCTCTTGGAATGGGGCCATTTTAACATCGCCTCCCGTGAGAATCTCGCTCGTCATTCCGATATTCGCCGCCATGAATTGGGCGAGAGTAATGCGGGCTTCTTTGTCAGTAAGTTCCCCTTTTAATTCATTAAGGAACTTATCA